ACATTGTCCTTATGACCCTAGACATATTCCCGGTAATACTTTAACAAAAAAAACTAACTAATATATTTATCTCATATGGCTAATGGAATTACATATGGGATAAATTTCCCTTTTGCCGACTCACTCCAAGGAGATTATCTTCAAGTCACAGACTATAGGGCACAACAAATAAGAGCAGACCTTACACACTTACTATTAACAAGGAAAGGTGCCAGATATTACTTACCAGAGTTTGGTACAAGACTTTATGAGTTTTTGTTTGAACCGTTTGATGGTTTAACCTTTTCAGCCATTGAGGCCGATATTCGAGATTCTATACAAAGATTTATGCCGAACCTTTTGGTTAATAAAATAACCATAGAACCTGCCGATTCTGCTGATGAAGTTGATACCCTAACTTATAGGTCACAACCTGGTGATACCAGAGTATATGATATCCTCAGAGTGCCTGGTAAAGGGACCTCTGAGTATACGGCAAAAATAAGAATTGACTATTCTACAAACGGACAAACGTTTGCTGAAAGTGATTTTGTTATTGTTAATATTTAACATAGATGGCAAACAGAAAAATATCGTACGCAACCAGAGATTTTCAGGCAATTAGAACTGAACTTCAAAATTATGTTAGAACATATTATCCGGAACTTATTCAGGATTTTAACGACGCTTCGGTTTTTTCAGTGTTCTTGGATTTGAACGCGGCAGTTGCCGACAATCTCAACTATAATATAGACAGGAGTGTTCAAGAAACAGTTTTACAGTATGCCCAACAGAAAAATTCTGTTTATAATATAGCCAGAACTTACGGTTTAAAAATACCTGGACAAAGACCTTCAGTTGCTATTGTTGATTTTTCTATCACAGTTCCTGTTTTCGGAGATAAAGAAGATGAAAGATATTTGGGAATTCTTCAGAGGGGGTCTCAGGTAGTCGGCGCCGGAATAGTTTTTGAAAATGTCGAGGACATTGATTTTTCATCACCTTACAATTCTCAAGGGGTTCTCAATAGGTTAAAAATTCCGAACTTTAATGGTAATGGAGTTTTATTAAATTACACAATAACAAAAAGGGAGATAGTTGTTAACGGTATTACAAAAGTATTTAAAAGAGTTATCTCTCCAAACGATGTAAAGCCGTTCTTCGAGTTATACCTACCTGAAAAAAACGTATTGGGTATCACAAGTGTCCTCTTAAAGAATGGCACACAATATACGAATGTACCGACTGTGTCGGAGTTTTTAGGTCTTGAAAATAAATGGTACGAAGTAGACGCCTTAGCAGAAGATAGAGTTTGGGTTGAAGACCCAACAAAAGTTTCTGACCAACCAGGAATCAAGGTGGGTAGATATATACAAACTCAAAATCGTTTTATTTCTGAATATACTTCAGAGGGTTTCAAAAAACTAACTTTCGGTGGTGGAACAAACACTGCTCAAGACGCCTTAAATCAATTCACCACTTTAGGAACAACGTTGGATTTACAAAAATACTCAAATAACTTTTCGTTAGGTTCTACGTTATCACCTAATTCAACATTGTTTATACAATATAGAGTTGGAGGTGGATTGGGGACAAACTTAGGTACAAACGTAATTAATCAAGTGGGTACTGTCTCGTTCTTTGTTAACGGACCCTCCGAACAAACAAACCAATCAGTTGTCAACTCATTGAGATGTACAAACGTAACAGCGGCTGTCGGTGGAGCGGGAGCACCTAATATAGAAGAAGTTAGGAATTATGTTACATATAATTTTGCGGCTCAAAAGAGAGCTGTTACCGTTCAAGACTATGAGTCAATTATAAGAAACATGCCTTCTCAGTTTGGAGCACCTGCTAAAGTTTCCATAACTGAAAATAACAATAAGATTTTAATACAAATTTTATCATACGACTCTTCAGGGAAACTGACTTCAATTGTTTCTAATACGATGAGACAAAACATTGCCAGCTATCTTTCGAACTATCGAATGATGAACGATTATATTTCTATTTTCAGTGCTGAAGTTATCGACTTAAGTGTTGATATTTCTATAGTACTCGACTCGGCACAAAACTCAGGACAAGTAATCACAAATGTTATTGATAAGATATCTACTTATTTCAACCCACAACTCAGACAATTGGGTCAAAATGTTTACCTTTCCGAAATTAAAAGTATTGTACAAAACACTAATGGTGTTCTGACTGTGGCCAGCTTAGATATTTTTAATGAAGTGGGGGGTCAATACTCGTCAGCGGAAACATCGATGGAATACGCTGACCCGGCAACAAAGTTAATTCAACCTGTAGATGACACAATATTCGCTCAACCGAGTCAAGTTTATCAAATAAGATATCCTAATAAAGATATTAGAGTTTCAGTTAAGAATTTCCAAACAGTTACCTTGTCTTAATTTATTATTCAATTATTACGACTATAATTGAGTTGTGTGTATTCTTTAAAAATTACACATAAACTATTTATTACAAAAGTCTTTAATGGGACAATCCTATAGAATTAGAACAGAGTTAGGTACCAACAAAACGCTGAACATACAGTTAGACCAAGATTTCGAATTTTTAGAAATCCTGTCCTTGAAAATATTACAATCTGAAATCTATAATAGGAATTGTGCTGATTATGGTGTGGTTGTAGGTAGAGTCACAGCTAACGGTGGTTTTGGAATTCCAAATGCGAGAGTTTCGATATTCATACCGATAGAATCGATTGATGAATCCAACCCTATAATAACAAGTATCTATCCATATAAATCAGTGGATGATAAAAATGAAGATGGGTACAGATATAATCTTCTTCCATACGAAAAATCCTATTCAACACATGCCGCAACAGGGACATTACCAACACGAGCAGACGCTCTTACAGGAAGTACAGTTGTAGAAATATATGACAAATATTATAAATTCACTACTAAAACCAATGATAGTGGTGATTACATGATTATGGGTGCTCCATTGGGAGACCAACTACTTTTCATGGATGTTGATTTGTCTGATATAGGGGAGTTTTCACTCACTCCTCAAGATTTGATTAGAATGGGTTTGGCAACAGAATCCCAAGTAAACGGGAACACATTCAGGACATCGAACGACCTGAATTCACTACCTCAAATCATATCCTTCAACAGGAATATAGAAATTGCTCCTCTTTGGGGAGATGAGTCACTTTGTCAAATTGCTATCAATCGAATGGATTTTGATTTGAGAGATGACGCTAACGTTGATATTCAACCGACGGCTGTTTTCATGGGCTCAATCTACTCCACAGGTGACAACTTCAGAATAAGGAAAAACGCAAGACCGAGAGATGATTTTGGTAACTTATGTGGTTTACAGGCGGGTCCGGGACAAATCGTTGCTATAAGACAAACAATTTTTCAAGACGAGGATGGTAATCCGATAATAGAAAGATATGGTTTGGAACAAAATGGTAACTTAATAGATGGTGATGGGACATGGGTTGTGGAGTTACCAATGAATTTGGATTATTTAGTCACTAACGAGTTCGGAGAAACTGTTCTATCAAATGACCCTGCTATTGGTATTCCAACAAGGGCCAAATATAGATTCAAGATAAAGTGGCAGCAATCACAGAACCTTACTGAACAAGTGAGGAGACCATACTATCTTGTACCGAACGTGAAAGAGTATGGATGGCCTGACATCAACACAGACCCGAATTCATTTTTTACTCCACCAGACAGCTTAAAGAGTTCATATTATTTCGGTTTGGATTGGTCAGGATACACGCAAGGATTTACAGGACAAGCTAAATTGAATAGACTTCAGGAGGTAATTGATTGCGAAGACACGTTTTATCAATTCTCATTTAACAGAGTTTACACAGTTGCCGGTTTGATAGACGAATTTAAAAATGGTGCTAGGGGTAGATTTGTTGGAATCAAAGAAATTAACAATGATAGTTGTGAACAAACTATTAATAAGTTTCCTGTGAATGAAGGGTTTAGAAATTTCGATTTGACTTTTTTCGTTTATTCAATTCTTCTACAAGTTTTACAACTATTGGGTCCCATTTTGATATGGTCATACCATTTAGCTGCAAGAATTTATGAATTTTTGTATGAATTGAAGCAACCCTTTTCAACATTTCTATGGGTTGTCTCGGGACTTCACGCCTTAGTTGCTGCTATGTTATTTTTGGGCGTTTTGAGTGGAGTTGCCGGAGCAGGTGTTTACGAACTATTGATTTCGGCTAAATGGGCTGCTTTTGCTTTAGTGTGGGACGCCATAACCAAATGGTTAGGTAAACAGCCATTCGGGCCAATAAAACTCCCCGCATTAACATATCCATCTTGTGTTGCGTGTGATTGTAGTGGTGATTCATTATACGAAGGACTCGTTTCCAATTACAACTCATTCTTTACCCCATTTTCGAGATTTGTAAATTACATTGATAGTGTAACGGTTTTACCTCCAGTATCACAACAAAATCCTGACAATCAACAAACATTTGCTTTGAGTATTGCGAACGCAATAGGAACAAATAATCTTTCACAAAATAATATAAACATATATAAAACCACCAAGTCACCGGTATCAAGATTTCCCAATACACAGGCGGCTTTAGCTTCAGACATTTATTCTTTTTCATCAAATCTTCCGATGGCTGAGAGAATAAACGTTTTCAATACAAGAGCAAAATATTTTGATGATAATGGTGGTATCAATAGAATAAGTGTCTCGTTTGATTATCCGGGAAACGTTCAAGTACAACATTTTGATAACACACTTACAGTTTTGTTAACAACGAAACTTGAGACTGGAAGTATGTTGACTTTCGTTACACCAGATTCATCGAGAGACAGAAACTATTTTACACCCGCATATAGTGCTCAGACAGGGTTCCCGAATGGAATTAGTGGAACCCCTCTCAATCCAGGTGCGTCTCAATACACTGTTGAATATTGTAACCCGAATGACCAATTGAACAACCTCAGTGTTGATTACAACTTGACAACAGGGTCTACAAATACAAATTATTCTTATCCAAGTGATATTGAGTATTATCAAGTGGTTACTGCTCTTACTGTTAGCGAAGCGGCAGTACTTTGGAACAATACCACAGGACCTTATTTCCCAACTCTATTGAATTCTAATACAGTAGTAACATATGTTAAATTTGGTCCCTTCGGATGGGCACCTCAAGACACTCAGCCTTATAACATCAGAAGCTTATATCCTAACTTTGATACGCAATATATAACAATTCTACAAAGGGGGGTTGACCCATACTCACCACAATATGTTAATCGTTTTGGTATTGGTAAAATTTTTGGTTTCCCAAGTGAGAATGCTCTTACGGTGACCGCATCAACTAGAATTAACATACCCATTCAGAAGTTGAATGATAGTTCTATGTCAATTCAAAGATTTAATTCTCAAACAAACATATTTTATCCATCACATTTCTTTAGGGGAGGTAGTCAATGGTCTGCTTATACTACGTCGGCTGTCGGTTATTATGGGGCACTCGACAGGGATAATTATCCACAGAACGCATATCCATTCCTCTCTTTACCCGTAGGTGTTGTTTCACAAACCGCAAATAAATTTGTTTTAAATAGTCCTCCTACCCCCGAAAGACAATTCGCCACTTATCAATCTAATGAAGATTTATCGGGAGCCGCTTTTTATTGGTTACAGGTGAACACAGGACCTCAATACCCTGGAGGATTTAAACCAGAAAACTGTATAACGTACTATTGGTCTAAAGTTTTACTTCCGAGTTTTACGGGTTCTACTCCTTTCCAAATAACGTCAAACGTTAGAAATGTAATGAGAACTGACCGTCTACCTTCATCAGACACGTTGGATGGTTCAGATTGGAATTACAATCCGGCATTATTACAGCAAAACCTGAGTTTCGGGATTTATTCCGTTTCTGTTGGACAATTTCAATTAACCACAGCAAATATGGCAGGAGGTGCTGAGTTGGTAAGTCCGGATATTGCTGGTCAATTAGCTTCTATCAACGTTTTAGATTCTTTCGAGTGTGAGAATTTGGTTTCATTGACCTGTTATAGTGGAGATGGAGTCAATTTTGGTGTAATACCTTCTTGTCCTAGTGGGGATACTGTTGAAAATGGTTGTTATGTATTGGCTAGAAATATTTGGAAGGATTTGACGAAGGATATATTAACTTTCCAAGAATGGGGTTTCAGATTTAGATTTTTCTTTGGTTTATGTAGAGGGGTTTTGGCACAATCATTTACAAACAATTGGATTAACGGTTCCTTATTTATGTTCCCGATTCAAGTTGATAGGATTTACGATAAAAATAACAAACCAGGTCGGCCTAACTTCGCTAAACAATTGGCATACTTTGATGCGGATACTAACAACTATTATTATAGAAGTTCTCCTTATTATACCGGTTCGACAAATAACCAACCATTTATAGGTAGACCTACAATCACAGACGACTCTCCAACTAATCAGAGGAATTTATTATTTCCTACTACAATTGCTAATTTGGGTATGAAGGACGAAGTTTATAGAGAGATTTCATTCGACCCTGGAACTAACGCCTATCTAATGAGGACTTTGGCACCCACAAGTTATTCTGATACATCTGACTTGATTAACATGTTTGCCATATCGAGAATCACAAATAGGAAATTTTTACAAAATCTTATTCAGATTGGTAAGAACGATGCGTTGTCTTTATTGTTTACTAGATTTTCTAACGTATCACAAAGAAGAAAACAAAGATTAGATGCAGATGTAACACAACTTTTGTCAATAAATTGTGAGCTTGGACTTATACCTTTTTCTCCTGAGTTTTATAGTGTGTTTGGTCAGACCTCAGACCCTGTGGTTATCGTGGGTGATTTGAATCAACCAACAATGGGAGTTTTCTTTTCTTCAACAACAGTTGATTTACAAAACAAGGACTTTTTGAGTCCAGGTCGACTGAACTTCAGACCTAATTCTAATCAAAACGCAATAACCTACGACTTCGGAATAAAATCTCAAGTTGTTCCTTTCTATCAGTGGAAACTTACTCAACCGGCAAATCTAACCTTCCAAACAATTTTTGGGAGTGAGAAAAATGATTGGTATACAAATTATAATGTAACCAACCCATCTTTAACAGGAATCAAGTTTTTTCCATATCAATCGTTAGATAGGAGAAGAATTACGACACCGAGTTATTTTGTAAACTTTACCACTTTCCCTGACACAACTCAGAGAGGGTATATATTCAGCTCTGACGCTGCCGGTAATTATAGAAGACAAACCTTTCCTAACATGAGAAGTGAATTTATTGTAGGTGCTCCTAACCAATTCTATTTTGGAATTATGAAAGGACAAACAGCTTTGGATAAATTTAAAACAAAGTATCTCCCGAATGAATAGGTATACATCCATACCAAGTGCCATACAATACAAAGCTTCCCCAAGTGTTGACCAATCCGTTCAGCTCGGACTGGAACAGCAACAACGGGAGATTATTGAATATGATAGAACTTCCACAGTTGAACTCAGTCAAGTTTATGATAATGAGAGACAAGCTTCTACAATTTTTAGACCCACCTTTAAGGTTACCTATCTCTACGATAATACTTATTCTGGAACTACAGATTACATACCGTTCAGGAATAACTTATGGCATGTCGCTGAAGAGGAGTCTGTTGTGAGTGGTATTTGGGGTGGTTTTCCACAGTTCTATGAATTCGATTTTTACAGACCTAACATCCCTGACAATCATTTGGATTACAGAGCAAAAAGTGCTTACACCTATAATTGGACATTCTATCTTAGTTATCCCGTAGAAAATAATGAGAATCAAGTTTTCAATACCACTTTATGTTCTATAGGTTCGTGGGTTGCTAAGGATGGTATTCCTTTCACCATTAAGAATATTACACAAAATGGTCAGGAGTTAATTTCATTCGAATGTATTTCGGAACATGGACTGGCGGTTGGAGAATTTGTGAAATTGCCTTTTAGCTACAAACAGGAAGATTTATTTCAGGTACATTCTTTGGGTGACGATACGTTTTTATCTTCACCATTCATTTTCAATATATTAAACGTGGGATATACAGGAACAACATTTCAAGATGGTGTTGTCGGAACTTTTAGAAGAGTAATTAATGCCGCTAATGAGTTAGAGACCACATCGAAATATTATGTCAGACGACATAAAATCTTAACCGATGTTGAAGACTTAATTGTGACAAAGGCTGGTTTCGAGAAAAACGTTTTTCAAGAACAAAGAAAGTTAGAGCTTAGTTCGTTAACGCCAAATAACATTAATCGAATTGTTCAAAAGACAAGTAGTAATGCCTATAATTTCACAGTTGCCAAAGATTTGGACATAATTGACCTAATAGATAATCAAAAGAGACCGATTACAGAACTTTTTTTAACCATTGTTTTCAAAGGATACTCGGGTTATTTCAACGAACCATCCAATGGGATAGGTATAAAACAAGGTTGGCAGTTCAATCTATCATCTGAGACAACCTCTTGGTGGGCAACTACGAATTTTAATTCCAATACAAATATACCTTTACAATCTTACACGAAGACGAGTGGAACAACAAAGACATTTTATTATAACTCCGATTTATCCAAAGGTGATATCATGGACGGTGACTTCTGTGAGTGGAATGATTATCAACAAATCGAGAGAGTCATTTCCCCATATTATCATAAAATAAAATATAACCAAAACGTCTTCACCACAACAATTCTACCAAATCCAAATGCTCCAGGTTTTTACTATAAACCTTACCAACAAATGAATTTGAGATTCTTTTCGGATTATGTTGATGAAGGACCGGCAGAATCTGTCGTCGACATCCCTAGCTATTCATATTATTCACAAGCAGACCAATCCTTCAGATGGAGAGATTTATACCAATACGGTTTTTTTGATAATTTGAATCGTGGGGTTGATTACCCATATTTAAATAAAGCCCACTACCCCTATCAGAATGTAATATTCAGATTAATACCTGAAGGTATTAATTACAACAATGTGTTAGGTGGAATAAACTACCCAATTAAACCTTTGATTGATGCCTGCGAGTAAAGTAAAACTTAGCCAATCCGTTGGAATCGATAGGTCCTTAAACATTCCTATCGAACTTAATTGGGATTATCTTAATGTTGGAGATTCCATTGAACTATATGAACAAGGGGTTATTGCTGAGGTGTTAGGTGATGGAAGAGACTTCGAAGTTACAAGATTTGCCAATCAACCTTATAGTGGGACTTCAAGCGGAGTGACTGAAATTAACTATAAGTTTTATTTTTATTCAGGGGGTTCTCTCACTAACCAATTGAACTGGCAACCCAATTACTTGGCAGAGGGTTTCTCAACACAAGACATTTATTATTACAATAATAATTTTGCCAACTCATTTTTCAAGTTGGATTTTTACGATAACAACGATGAGAAGAGACAAACAAATTATTTTACACTCATCATTCCAACACAACAGGGGTTGGTAACCTCGGCAATTATGCAGAGAACTAACGTCACAATAAAAAAACCTGAGTTTGTTTTAGACTACGTTGGTGACAAAGAGGGTTATTTTATTTATTGGTTAAAAAGCAGGGAATTTTTGGATATAACAAACTTTTGGATGACCGCTAAGTTTTACAATGCGGAAAAAGGGTATTTTGTCAAAATGATGAACGAGGGGCAATGGAACCTGGCTCAAGCGGGAACCCCTTATATGTTTGACATATCCAAATATCTTTACCTTCCTGTGAAGTTAGATTACCCGACACAAACTTATCAAGTTTTCAATCAAGTAAGACAAAGGCTCGGAGATGCCGCAAATCCAATAAATTGGTATGAATATGTAAACCCCCCACAGTAATGGACACTTATAATTTTATAGTATCTCCTGAGAATATCAAAGGTGACATTTTCACTGTCAACTACAAAGGGATACCTGTTGGAGTATATTCATCGATGACTCAAGTTTTAAGTGGGGGTACAAACGGAAGTTCATTGTTGACTGGTCTAACAGTTAATTTAATGTTGACCCAATCTGCGGTTGACGTAGGATATTATTCTCCGTTTGATGGTGCTGTTTTACAAAAAGATGTGGTTGCCAATTTTATATTTAGTTCGACAACAGGAAATCCATACACTTACTATGTTTACAATACTTCTAACGAATTTCAAAAGTTTTTGGAACTTTCGAATTACGTTGTTGACTGGGGTGATGGGTCCGCACCACAAATAATTACAACATTTACTCCAAATAACATTCCACATAACTATCCAGTAACCTCTTCAGCTTATACCATAACATTAACACAAACCAATCCGTGGGGAATAACAAAAGTTGAAAAGAAAATAACAACGCCATATCAAGATATTATACCACCGAATCCAAATGGGACAGCATTCTTTTTCCCTAACACGGGAAGCTGGTCAGCAACTCCTATTTCTTACAATTATATTTTTTCAGGGGATGCGGTAAACCAAGTGGCACCTCAGACTTCGAACAATTACACGACGGTACCTTATGTTGTTTCGGGTATAACCAGGTCCCGATTGACTGAACTACAATTATATGGTCCTGTCAAATATCAAGTAGGGGTTCCAGTTATTAGTAATGGACAAATATGGGGTGTTGTAACGGACATTGGAACTTTCTCAACCGGTTACACAATTAACAATATAAACTACTATGATTTTTCCGACGGCTCGACAATATTTTTTGTTGAATCATCAGGATTTACCGCGAACAATTTAACTGCGGAGCCCATAACTAAAGATGAGGCACTATTAAAACTTATTGACCAACCTCAAATACAAACGGACGTGTATGTTGAAAGAGGAAAAAATAGTGCTTACGAGAGGGTTCAGAGATTAGGTGAGGTTGATAATATTGGTGATTTATTAAATTACGGATACGGATTTTTCAATGTCCAAAACAGGGACTAAACTATTTATAAAAAAAAGAAAATATGGCGATAGGTTCATATGGTACAATAAGACCGAGTGATGTTTCACCTGAAGATGTAGAAATCCTTATGGTGTATACGCCGACTCGTGATGCGACTCAAGATTTTACGTTAACAAGGTTGGACGCACCAACAATTTTGAGACCATTTTTTAACAATACGGCAACTGGGGGAAATGCTGGTGTCGAAGTTTTGGGTGGGTTATATAATTTAACTCTGCCGGCCAATCAATTCAACGCAATTGGTATTTATACTCTCTATTTGAGACCAGCACAAATAAGAACTGTAATCACGGATTGTGGTGTTTTAAGCGCTCTTCCCAACGTCAAAGGAATTATTATAGATGTTACAAACGTGCCACCTGAGTTCCAAAATAAATTCGTACCTCAAGGACTTGTTGGATTCAGAGTGGAGTATTTAAACCCTGATGGTTCAAAAATTCCTAACTTCTTCAGAGTTGTAACTTCTTGTTTCTATTGTGAGCCTGTCGTATCTAACCAAACGAATTCTACTCAAAAGGCGATAAGATATAGATATGTTGATGGTACGGCAAACTTATTATTTTTGACATTATCCCCGTCATCATCACCTACCAACAATCCAAACGCAACACCATATATTGGTCAACCTGACCAAGAGGTTATTATTTCAAATACATTTTTTAACCCGGTAACATTGGAGGTTGAAATGGTTGAATACGATATATCATCTCTCGCAATTGCCCTTTATGGTAATCAAACCAAGTCTATTGATGATGGTATATACACAATCTACGATTCACAGAACAACATATACAGACAATACAACTTGTATGAAATTAGAGACCAATTCAATGCTCTTCTATATGAGGTTAGACAAAATCGTGGTAATAATATCGACTTCAGTAAAAACTTCACAACTATCACAGCTCAATGAGTACTTCAAGAACCAAATATTTTTACCCTCCGAGACCTGGTAATGGTGCGGGAACTTTCTCTGACAACATTGTTGGTTTACAGACTGTCAATGGTGGAGGACTTACGTTAGGTGTTTTTGATTTTAATGACATTGTTACAGAAAAGGTAAATAGAACCTTTAATGTTGGGGCATTCTCCGAACCTTTATCATTGGATGATTTGGGTTTAGAAGATGTTTTACAAAGTAGAGCGATTCAAGCAACTCAGTTTAGAGTCTATCCTAATTATGATGTTTCTCAAGTTCTTAATTTTTCTTTGTATGGTTCTTTAGCCAAAAGGTTCAGTGTTTCTGTAACCAAAATTATTAACTATTTTCCTGCGGCAATAGAAGTTTTATTTGATAATATTGATTTTACAACAGGGGCAACCGCTATCAATATCACGTACGATTCTATTTCAGATGAGACATTCTTTCAGGTCAACCTTGATAGATTGAATAACCCATTTGCGATTGAATATAGTGTAAGTGCCACTACAAATATTGAGGCTCGTGAAATTATCACCTCAAAGTATAGAAACCTAACCGAAACGTATTTGGATTATGCCATTTCTATTAATGATATCGAATATAAGGTTGTTGGTTTTGAACCGTCACCTTCTACCACTACAGGTCCTTTGGGTTTTTACGTTTCAGGACAACCTTTCCCAACGACAGCAACAACTTATTTCGGTAATTTCTTAGTAAGACCAAACGACTACATCGTTGATAAGGTATTTCTCGAAGATTTCGATGAGGTTGAAAAGTTTTTGATTAACAGATTGACTGTTCCTGAGTATACTGCTTTCTTCCAAATACCAGCACAGAATCAAGCGGGTCAGTTTTATACCAATTATCAACAAGTAACGTGGCCAAAAGATGGACCATGGAACTTGTCAATTCTCGGTGCCGCTTTTGATACATACTTAACCCAACTTCAATCTATTGCTGTAGATTTAGACTCTTATAAGACAAACCTAATTTCGAGGTTTTTGGTTACTGATGCTATAAAAGAATTCGATACCCTAAATCAAAAGGTTGAAAAGATATTACAAATATATGGTAGGAGCTTTGACCAAGTAAAACAATTTATTGAGTCCTTGGCGTTTATGAACTCAGTTCAATATAACCCAGGAAATAACATTCCGAATCAATTATTAGTCAACTTGTCTCAAACACTCGGATGGTCTTCTAACTTTTCACCAATAACGAATGAAAATTTCTTGGACTCCGTGTTTGGCAACCAAAGTAAACCCAATTACCCTGGTTACGCTAGAGCTTTAACACCAACAGAATTAAACTACGCCTTCTACAGAAATTTAATCTTGAACGCCGCTTATTTGTTTAAGTCAAAAGGTACAAGAAGGTCTATAGAGTTTCTAATGAGATTGATTGGTGCTCCCGAATCATTGATTGAGTATAACGAACACATTTATTTAGCCGACCAAAGAATAAATTTAAAAAACTTTACAACACAATATCTGGCAATTACTGGTGGAACATATGTTGAGCAAACGCCAACATATTTACCAGGAGTTACTTTTAAAGTAAAAGGGGTTTTATTTTCAGCATTTACTTCTTCCGCTACGTATGAAGCAGCAATAATCACTCGAGATGATTATCCTGTAGATGATTTAGGTTATCCGAAGGCACCGAGAGATACTGAAAATTATTTCTTCCAACTTGGTGCGGGTTGGTACGAGGTTACACCACAACATAGAAGTCCTGACCAAGTTACCATCACAGGAAATGTATACACAGGTCAAAACATCGATATTCAAACACAACTACAACCTTTTACCTATGGTCAACTTTATCTCGATAGATACAGAGATTTTCCATATATGAACCTGGGATTCAAGTTAAGGAAGATTATTGATAATAATAAGAGTTGGTTAGATGATGATGATAAGTTAAGGATATCGAATCAAGCGGATTACAACGCCTACTATTATGTTGGGAATGAAAAACTTGTTCTTAATGTCAAAAACATAGATTTATTCTTAAATCCTGCTCAAGGATTAGTTTACGATGTTTGGGACCAATCAAGAAGATATGACTATCCGATTCCTGAATCTGGTCTCACGGTGGGATACCCTGTACCTGGTGGTGTTGACTGGACTTATGTAAATCCACAGCCAAAACAAAAAACATTTTTTGAGTTCTACCAAACTTTTTGGGAAAATATGGTGAACACAAGAAATAGATTATACATAACGGATGGAAAAACAGGAGGATACCCAACCTTACAGTCCATTTGGTGGAAATATATCCAATCTGAACAAACTGTTGGTTTACCAAATAACAAATACACTTATCAGAAATTAATTGATTATGTAGAAGGTATAGGTCCGTATTGGATGAAGTTGGTGGAACAAATGATTCCTGCTACAACCATTTGGCAAGGAGGTATAAAATTCGAGAACTCCGTTCTACACAAACAAAAATTTGTTTATAGAAGACAGAGAGGTTGTATCGAAGAACCTGTCGAGGCAAATCCATGTAAAATATCAAGCGGTATTTTCAATTACACCTCTAATTGTGTTAATCCATCATTCTCAATTTACCCATGGTTGAACGGGGATGTACAAGTTTCTAATTTCAGCTCGATATTATATTTTTCTGTCAATAGTATGTTAAGTTCATCAGGTGTTAGCCTGACTCAATGTATTTTAGATTCAGTTACCACCACATGGTATATTGATTTAAGAATTGGAAATAATATTCTTATACAACAACCTTTTTTTTATGGTGTTGGCTCAAATGACATACCAACCGCTACAGATTGGAGAAATGCTTTGATTCAATACTTACCACAACTTTACAATTATGGATATACATTCTATATAAATGGGAATAATATCAGTTTTGTGAACTTAACATCGTCACCCTATTATGTTAATGAGGAATTGGTTCTAAACACGGGGATAAATATAAACATAAATTGTAATGTCTAACGTAGCACTTAATTATTCATTATTGATAACTGGTGACAGTTTGAATACTGGTGCGGGTGTGATAAGTATTACATTTACTGGGGGTACTCCACCATATACTGTCACATGGGTCGACCCCGATTTGGGTTCAGATTATAGTATCGGCGGTACATCAACAAGAACGGGTCTTTTTCCTGGTGTTTACGTAATTAACGGAATTGATTCAAGCACACCTAACAATTACGGATACAATAATATTAACGTCTTAGTAAGTAGTGGAATCTGTGCTTCCATATTAGGTCTCGTTGATACAACTTGTGGGCTTAATAACGGGTCGGTAAGTGCCACCTCGACCGCTAATTTGGCAACAACCAATTTTTATCTTTACACCACCTCAAATAGTTTAGTAAGTTCGGGTTATACTAATTCGGGAGAGTTTGTTTTCACAAGTTTATCTGCTGACAGTTATTACATTGTTGCGGAGGATATTGGAGGAACATCAGGTTCCACTCCAAGTTTTATAATTTCAAGTTCGAATGAGTTAGATTTCGGTTTCTACTCAGTGCCGAGTTCCCCATGTGCCAACACGTTCACACCAATCGGTAAAGTCTACGTCACAGGTCAAACTGGCACACCACCATACACTTATGTTTGGAGTAATGGTGATACGGGAAGCACAATAACAGGATTGACCACAGGGACATACTCAGTCGAAGTTACGGATGCTAACGGTTGTAAAAGAACAAAGTCGGTAGGAGTCGGAGAAGTTCAACCTTTAGGGTTTACTTACTTTTCAGCAATAACACCAACTTGTTTTAGTAGTGACGGGTCATTGACGCTCAACATATCAGGAGGAACGGCACCATATTATTATTCTGCTTCAACGGGAAATGTACTTATAACTTATTCTCAACAATTTGTTTTGAATAATATACCTTCAGGGTCATATTTGTTTTCAGTAACGGACGCCGGATTGTGTAATATTGTTGTGGGAACAGAAATATCAACTCCACAAAGTTTGGGTTCAGTTTCATTGACGATTGAGAACTCCGTTTGTTCAAGTACTGGTGGTTCCTTACTAATAAATGTAACAGAAGGAAGCCCCCCATATACTTACCAACTTATTTATCCTGACTCAAATTCACAAATTGTAACATCAATTGAGTCCAATCAGTTTTTCAATAATTTATCGGCAGGTACTTATTCTCTTTTTGTTACTGATGAGACTGGTTGTGCCTACGCTCAAGATGTTGACATTTTTACAGATAATTTATTTACAATTTCTACACTTGTAAGTGGAACAACATGTAATGGTTCAAACGGGGCAATTGAATTGATAAAGACAAGTGGGGGCGTTGAACCTTTTCAATATAGTTTAGATGGTATAACTTATTTTTCAGATACAACTTTAAGTTCTGTGACGTTCACTAATATTACCGCAGGACAACATGTGGTTCAAGTTACAGATTCTTCAGGGTGTACACAGACGGCACAAGTTTTTGTGGGTAATTCTATACCATTAGATTTTTCAATATACAGTACAGGTTGTGGAACGGGGGATAGTGGTACAATAACCGCATTTATTTCGAGTGGTCAACCACCATTTACCTATCAATGGTCTGATAACGTACCTAATAATCCACAACAAATATCAGTATCGGGTCTTACAGGAGGAACTTATAGTGTTACTATTACTGATTTAACAGGATGTTACCTAACTAGACAAACGACAATTTCTTGTTTTTCGACCTACGCCTCTTATACCACATATGTCATGGGTTCCGAGTTCTTAACTACGGTATCACCATGTCAGTTTGGATTATTACAGATGTTGAATGATGGATACCAAGACTTAATTTTTGGAAACTCGGGTTGTACTTTTAACTCTGCAACATTCACAGCACAAGTCAAAGTTGAGCCAAGTGGATTGAGTGGTCAAACAACTTTCTTCACGACAACACAATTAAATGTTGCTCCTTCAGATAATTTGTATTACGATACAATTACCACATTACTTTATGGTGTACCTGGTGTAACATCTGTCATTGTAAATCCACAAACCAACCAAATAACAATTCAAACCAATGGTACAAATCCTGCTTTGCTCAATCAAAGTATCGTTATAGATTTGGTTATAAACTATGATATAAGTTGTTTGTCATGACACAGGTAAGAATAGACTTCATATCGGGGGCTAGCACACCAGTTCAAGTTTACATTGCGGATGTTTATGGGAATAATCAAAGCCTAATTGGTACAATCAATACTACAGTACCACCTGAAATTAGTTACAACTCTTCGATTCCTCCAATTTTCAATACAGCTCCGGCGATAATGTTGAAATTAGTTGATGCTAACGGTTGTGAATTATTTAAGATTTTGGATTGTACTTTTGGATGTTCATTTAACATTACCGTAAGTTTGGTTGATTGTATTGTTAATATTTCGATTCAAGAGTCAAGCTGTGTGATAAGTGGAATATCCATAGACGAGTCAAATTGTTCTTTGGTGCTCGTTTGATATTATTAGTTTATTTTATTTTTTATGGTGGTTTAAAAATCAATATAGTTCAGGTATTTATTGAAAAAAAAAGACCTGATGTCCCTTCAATCGATTTTCGTTGTAAATACTGCACCTGGCTGTGATAATTTTATTGAACAACAGATTTCCGCAGATACTTGTAATTCCTATATAATAAAGATTACACCAAACACAAACGCATTAGGTCCCTTTGATGTCTATGTAAGTAATTATCCCGACCCATTATCAGCGGCCACATTATATTATTCGGCTCAAACAAGAACTGAAATGTTGAATGGGGTTGTGGTTCAACTTGGGCCATGTGTTACCCCTTCTCCAACACCAACACCTACGACAACACCTCCTCCAGCAACACCATCACCAACACCTACAAATACACCAACACCTTCAATAACGCCATCTGAGACACCGACCCAAACGCCTACACCAACTACCACTGAGACACCGACCCAAACGCCTACCACCACTGAGACACCGACACAAACACCTACCACCACTGAAACACCGACACAAACACCCACACCTAGCGCAACACCTGGTTCAACTCCTACCGCAACAGAAACTCAAACGCCAACACCTTCTCAAACACCTTCCGAGACACCAACTCAAACTCCGACACAAACTACTACTGAGACACCAACTCAAACGCCGTCTGAAACGCCAACCCAAACTCCAACTCCAACACCTTCTTCAACACCAACTGTTTTCGAAATATTGATAATTGACCAATTTGGTAACGTCTTGATTACACAAGACGGTAATCCACTAATTCTTCAGGAAGATTCAACTGCCTATGCTGTTTCATCAGGGGATAGTAGTTGTAGTTGTTCTACATACACTTTGACACAGACTACTTACTCACCAACTTCACAATGGTCAAACGTATTGAGATTTTACTCAGACGCAGCCCTAAATACACCATACAACGGCAACAACCTTTGGTATACTGACACAACCGATACTTCGGGAGGAATGTGGCAAATTGGGACAGATGGATTTGTTGTTGGAAGTTTATGCGGTCCATGTTAAAAATAAAATGAAAAAAGTAAAGATTAAAAATATTTATTAGCTATGGCAAATGTAAGAATAACCGACTTAGGTATAGCACTGTCAGCCGCCCCCAGCGATGTGCTCTATATTGTAACGAACTACGAACAAGGTAGTCCAACCTTAACCGGGGATTCTCAACAGATATATTTTTCTGCCTTAACCGACAGTATCACTGGGGGTACTAGTGGAACGTCAGGTACAAGTGGAACAGATGGCTCTTCAGGTACTTCTGGTACAGATGGTTCATCAGGAACAAGTGGAACAGATGGTTCATCAGGAACAAGTGGAAGCTCTGGAACAGATGGCTCTTCAGGAACTTCTGGAACAGATGGCTCTTCAGGAACTTCTGGAACAGATGGCTCTTCAGGAACTTCTGGAACAGATGGCTCTTCAGGAACTTCTGGTACAGATGGTTCATCAGGAACAAGTGGAACAGATGGCTCTTCAGGTACTTCTGGTACAGATGGTTCATCAGGTACAAGTGGAACAGATGGCTCTTCAGGTACAAGTGGAAGCTCTGGAACAGATGGCTCTTCAGGCACTTCTGGTACAGATGGCTCTTCAGGAACTTCTGGTACAGATGGCTCTTCAGGAACTTCTGGTACAGATGGTTCATCAGGAACAAGTGGAAGCTCTGGAACAGATGGCTCTTCAGGTACAAGTGGAACAGATGGCTCTTCAGGAACTTCTGGTACAGATGGTTCATCAGGAACAAGTGGAAGCTCTGGAACAGATGGCTCTTCAGGAACTTCTGGTACAGATGGTTCATCAGGAACAAGTGGAACAGATGGTTCATCAGGAACAAGTGGAAGCTCTGGAACAGATGGCTCTTCAGGTACAAGTGGAACAGATGGCTCTTCAGGAACTTCTGGTACAGATGGTTCATCAGGAACAAGTGGAAGCTCTGGAA